AGCCTCAGTACGCCGTGTAGCTGGGCATTCTCTCGCTGAAGTAGGCCGATAAACTTATGGCTTGCCTTCAGTTGCTCCCGATCACTCTGCAAAACCGCCCTTCTTAGCCTTCATCATCCGCCAAGTGCGGGGGCTGATGGTGCTTTTAGATTTAGGACGGCTAGTGCCAGCCTTACGGCGAGCGTTGATGTTGGCGTATAGACCTGGCTTAGACTTGTTCATTTCACGATTGTACCACATCCCCCACCTGATAACCAACTTCGTTCCTTGGCAGGTGTGAGCCAGCCCAACCCAGCCCAACCCAGCCCAGCTTTCGTTCTTTGTTCTGATTACCAGAAACACGCTACGGAAAGAACGTAGTGGTATGGGGGGAGGACGGACTAAGGAGTCCTTCCCCCTACTTTCCTTCGCGTAATTTAATTTATATATATATAAGGGTCTGACTGCTCTATAAATGATAGTAACTTGAAAGTAGATTAGAAAGTGGTCTGATTGGCAGTATATAAGCCATTGTCAGACAGTATCTTCTTAGCCTTGTGAAGGCGTTTAAGATAGCGATAAAAGGTAGATTCTGATACTTCCAGCTTTTCGATGATATGACGACATAAATCACCAGCCTGCCACTCCTTTGAACCCATCTCAGTTAGGAACTTTTTATCGTCAACCGCCTTGTGTGCGCCTGGTTTCTTTAGCTTGTCTGGGTTGAGGTTAAAGTTCTGGCGGAACAGCGGGTAAGACCATTGAACCACGAAGGCATCCATAGGGCTGAAGTTGCGTAGCGTGACCTCACAAGTAAAGGTGCGCTCATCCTCTTCGTGTGGCGTAAGTACCACCAAGCTGTCTGGGTTGCGGGCGAATACCCCGCTTCCACTAAACCTATCAATTGACTCTGAACCACTCTTGTTACCCTTGGAGAAGTGGTGTGACAGGATGATCGACAAGTTGTGGCGTGTCGCTAGGTACTCAAACTCATTCATCAAACTTGACATATCGCCTGCACTGTTCTCATCCCTCTCTCCCATGAGCATATAGTTTGGGTCAAGGATGATGGCTTGGTATCCTTTCCCTTCGATCTGCTTCTCGATCATCGGGCGGATGAGAGTTAAATCGGCAGCGTGACCTCTCAGCGTCCATGTATCAAAGTCATCGGCCTTGTCTTCCAGTCCCTTTGCCTTGACAACATCAGCTAACCGATTGCGGAAGCTCCACTCTTGGATCTCGAAATTGATAAACAACACCCGCGACATCTTGCACTGTTGCCCCCACCAAGGCACGCCAGCGTGTAGTGATAAGGCTAGGTCAATTAAGCTCCAACTCTTAAACGCCTTACTTCCTCCACCCAGCAGCATCTTGCCCCCTCGATGCAACATCCCATCAATTAGTGTCTCTGGTGCGGGTAAGTCTTCTTTGATAAGTTGTGCATAAGATTTAATCGGTGGCCACTCATCGGTCTTGGGTTTGATACCAAGTGCTACGGCTGGTTCTATCATTTTCCTCCTTTGCAAAACCAAAGCAGGCTTTGCATCTTGTCGTTTCTTTTTGCCCCAGGAATCCTAACGGGTTGACTGGGTTTGAATGTTGCAGGATCGCATCCTAACGGAATAAGAAAAGCTTTTAACTGATCCACCCATTCGTTCTTTGGTGGCATCTCAAACCAACCATGCAAGCTCTTTCCGCCAGTATCGACAACGGCGTGTAGTTTCATGCTGAATAAATCGCGCATCAGTTGGAACACCGCGCCCATCTCTGGCTTAGTCAACACATCCGACTCGACAACCAAGAACACCCTATGCTCAACCGTGTCATTGGATCGACTGACCGTGTCTGGCTTGTAGGTCGCGCCAGTAGTGTACTGCCCGATTGGCTCGTCTAACTTCTTCCAATCCCAAGCTGACCTAAAGTTCTGCGGATGCCTGCCACTGTCCTTGACATCACCAATCCAGATATTGTCAGCGACATTAAACATCGAGAGAAACAAGTGATAGTCCTGTGCTGGATCGCCTAGCTTTACTGGACTCTCCTCGTACATATCGGCTGGGTCCCAATTGTAGTGAGTCAGATAGCGTTGCTTGTTTGACTCAGCAATCGTCTTAATCCTATCCAGCACCTCGGTGTGCGGATCTTTCTTAATGATTAACTTGGGCGTAGCAGTACCACCCGACATGATGTTGGTGGGTTTGTAGAGCGGGTCGGTGGAGATAGCTCGGCGCAGCTTGCGGTTAGCCTCATCTCGATACGGCGTGCAGGAAGTATGCCAGCAGAAGATAGTCGGCGCGCCATCTACGAACACCGTTGTATCTCTGATCCGAGTGTGGCTTGTATGAGCAGCCTCACCTGGACACTTGCACAGTCCGTGGTTCTCGGACTGCCAATCCACTTGGCCTACGATCTCTTCAGCTTGCCGTTGTGCGGTTGTCATTTCCAGAACCTAAAAATTCTTGCCTCTTCGAGAGCCTTCATAATTATCGACGCATCGGCGTTATATCTTTTATCATTGAAATCATTATTATCATCACAACAATCTATCCTTGCCGACCTTCCGTTAAACTCACATCCAAAGCAACCACAAAAAGTGCATTGACAAAACATATAACCACAATCCCAACCACCGCACCCAGAAGAGCATTCGTACTGTCCAGAATTACCAGTCCAATCATTGATTGCGTGATTCTCGTAATCCTTGACACTACCCAAGATTGCAATTCTTTTATGGAATCCAAACATCTCAACCTTCTTTGAGTCGTAATCGGATATGATTATATCTTTATTTGATGGCTTAATCTCAAGGTATAAATCCTTATCAAACATTCCGCTTTTAGGTATAAAGAAATCTGGCAAGTATTTTATTGTTTTGCCCCCATCCTTCATCTCGTAACCTTGTGGCTCATATTCAAAATCAATACCAAGACAATCCAGAAACACAGCCCACCTAGCCTCGTTCTTCGATCTGTACTTTACAGAATTATATTCAGTCTCTATCGCTTTTATTGTTTTCATTAAAATTCAAACTGGCTCTGATTCAAGAGGAGAACACACTGAGGAATATCCCGCCGTGGGATCTCCCCACAGACCACAACGCCAGTTAGTTATTTGCTTTCTAGCTCCATCGCCTTCTTCGATGCAAGAACAATATCTTCGGCAGTAATATTGCGTAACGCATTACACCAGTACTGCGTCTTAGGTGTGCGGTTACTCGCATCCTTACACTTCGCCTGTGGCAACCCAGCGTGCGGTCGGCACGGTGCGTGCGGGCAAGTATCGGGCTTGAATACCGACACGTTCTTACTATAATAAGTCATTCTGTCGGCTGGGGAATACGAACCCCACAGCGACACACACGGCGTATCCAGCCCAGCAGCCATGTGGTTGACGCTACTATCTGGAGCGACAACAAAGTCAGCCCCGCTAATAATCGGGAACAACGAGCGCACAACTTTGGTGCAGTTAAATAAGTCAATCACTCGCGGATGATCCACCTTAAAGTTGTTTGAGTTATCCAGCCCAATGATAACGGCGTGATGCTTGGGGTAGGCCTCCAGCAAAGCCAGCACCGCCTCCTGCCCCATCGTTGGTGGGTAGGTGCGGGTCGGACCGCTGGACGAAACGTGGTAAGCAAAGAACGGACTAGGCAACGGCCACTTGCCCATCGCCTTTAGCTCTTCGTGGTCTGGCTCGATGAGATGCAGGACTGGCTTGCAATACTTCGCCATCTTCTTCTCATCCCACACCCCCATCCACTCGTAGATCCGCTGGTAGCAGTTGCCAGGACCAGTACCTAGCTTGGTGTTACCAACCTGACCGCTGAACAAATCATCCGTTGGCAAGTGAGCATCAAATGACCTCCATGCCTCAAGCGATGCAGGCAACGGCCACAGCTTTGCGCCCAGCCCAGCGTAGAGAGGAAGGTTGCGGGCAGGCGCGTAAACCTCCACAACCCCACCCGATTCTTGCACCAAGTAGTTGACGAAGGCAGTAGCGATGATCGCGTCACCAATTGCACCAGCGCGGTACACGGCTGTTGCACCACCAGCAGCTCGCCCCTTGTAGTACGGCTTGATCTCGTGCGGGCAAGGGATTGAATCCTCCCAAGTTGGTCCAGTTAACTCATCGGGCAACATATAGGTAGTGCGCGGGTAGAGCATATTGTCATCGACTTTGTGGATTGAGTTTGAGTTATTTGTCCAGAGTTTCATTTGGTTTTCTCCTCTATAATAAAGAACACAGCGAGAATTGTTGCGACTACTGCAATGACTGCGATGGCAACAAGAAGCTTTCCTATTGCCAATCCTGCTCCAACAAGAATCCATTCCTTAATTACGTTCATTGGTGTTCCTTTCTATTGTTTGGGTTTACTGCGTCAATCCTTTTTCTTCCTCCAATATCTCCTTCGCTATCAAAGCCGCTGCATCGACCATGGTTATGATCTGGATTAGGTCGATAGCATGGCCATGAGAAACGCGATCCCTCTCTATGGCTAGCTTATCGCGTGCGATGAGAAGCATATCGCGTGACCACTTGAGCCTATCTTTAGACTCGACCCGCATTACGAACCTGACCGCATCCGAAACTT